CGCCCCCGGCCGTCCGGGCGAGAGGGGCCAGAAGGGTGATCCCGGACCTCCGGGCGAGAAGGGCCAGAAGGGTGATCCCGGAAGTGGTAAGCCGGTAACGCTTGTCACGGACAGGTCCGGATATCCTGGTTACTATGAGTTGCAGCTGGAGGATACTCCGGAAGCTACGAAGCTCAAGTGGTTCTCCTCGCCGAACTTCTCACCGTCGTATGTCACCGGTCCGCGCGATACGGGCAACAGGCGCCTCTGGGCCGTCTTCAGCCTCACCGAGGTAACCGTCATCGGCGGCACGAACGGCGGAGAGATCCAGGTCGAACGAGGATGGAACTGGTTCGGGAAGCTTCCGAATAACATCACTGTGTATGAGAACGCCTACGCGCCTCTGCTGGACAATAACTGGAAGATCTGCGGATACACCACTATTCGTGCTGCGGACTCCAGCGTTCGTGTCTACGCGGAGGCCGAGGGCGGAGTGTACATGACCGCCTGCACTGCACCGAGGAAGACCTGAGTATGGACGGAGCATCCCTGGAGTGGCACGGAGACTTCCAGGACACTAAGAACTGGTTCAAGAAGCTCGATGCTTCGGGGATGAGGTCCGTTCTTCAGAGCTGCGGACAGATGGGAGTTAACGCTCTCTCCTCTGCAACCCCTACTCGAACGGGAGCGACTGCTGCCTCGTGGAGCTTCGAGGTCAGAACTTCACGAGGCAGCGTCTCTCTTGTCTGGAAGAACAGCAACCGTCAAAATGGTGTTCCTATTGCCATCATCCTCCAGTACGGGCACGGCACTGGCACTGGAGGATACGTGCAAGGGCGAGACTATATCAATCCGGCGATGCGTCCGGTCTTCGATGAGATTGAGAACCGCGTCAGCAGACTACTGAGGTCGTGATCATGGCTACAATCGACGAGCGCGTCGTAAGTATCAAGTTCAACAACGGACAGTTCATGTCCGGAATCAAGGAGTCTCTTGCCGGAATCCGGTCACTGGACAGGGGACTACAGCTTGACAACGCGACATCGGGTATAGCCAGGGTTGCTGACGCGGCAAGGAACCTGACCTTCGGGGACGCAGTCCGTGGTGCGGCGAACGTCGTCGACAAGATGGGCCTCATGGAGGTCGCCGGCGTAGCGTCTCTTGCCGGAATCGGTATGAAGGCCGCCTCGGTCGGCGCCGATCTGGTTAAGAGTCTTACCATCACGCCTGCCCTTGAGGGCTTCAGCGAGTACGAGCTCCAGCTCAACTCCGTTCAGACGATCCTGGCGAATACGGCGTCCAAGGGCGAGACCATCGAGACCGTTAACGCGGCGCTCGATGAGCTTAACACCTACGCCGACCAGACGATCTACAACTTCTCGGAGATGACGCGGAACATTGGGACATTCACCGCTGCTGGTGTCGGTCTCAAGGAGTCTGTCTCCGCCATCAAGGGTCTGTCGAACCTGGCGGCAGCGTCGGGCTCCAGCTCGCAGCAGGCATCGACGGCCATGTACCAGCTGTCACAGGCCATCGCCGCCGGCACTGTGCGGCTGATGGACTGGAACTCCGTGCAGAACGCCGGTATGGGCGGCGAGCAGATGCAGGAGGCGCTCAAGAGAACTGCTCGTGTTCACGGTGAGGCGGTCGACGCCGCCATCGAGAAGCAGGGGTCTTTCCGTGAGTCTCTCCAGGAGGGCTGGCTCACATCCGAGGTCATGCTCGAGACGCTGACCCTGATGACTGGTGATCTTGACGAGGCGACTATCAGGTCTATGGGTTATACCGAGGAGCAGACCCAGGAGATCATGCAGTTCGCGAGCACCGCTCTCGACGCAGCCACCAAGATCAAGACGTTCTCACAGCTGGTCGATACGGTGCGTGAGGAGCTCGGTTCTGGATGGGCGACTACCTGGCGTCTCATCGTCGGTGACTTCGAGGAGGCCAAAGCCCTTTGGTCTGGTATCGGCAAGTTCATTACGGACATTCTGTCCGGTATCGCCAGCTCTCGGAATAACCTACTGCTCGGATGGAAGGATCTTGGCGGTCGCGTCGAGCTTCTTCGTGCTCTGTACAATATATTCCGATTGCTGTGGGATCCAATTGCTGCTGTAGGCTATGCATTTACAGATGTATTCACCGGACCCACCGCTCAAGGGCTCTACAACGTCACAAAAGCCGTAGCTGATTTCACGGAGCATCTCCGAATGTCGGAGACGGCATGCGATAACGTGTTTCGTATTGCCAAGGGTGGATGGGCAGTCCTACACATTCTATGGAGCGTGTTCTCGGATGTAGCACAGGTTGTAGGATTCCTGTTTGTCACGGCCTTTGAGCGAGCCACCGATGTTATCAAGTGGTTCATGCTCGGAATCGGAAACGGCACAGGCGCGATCAGTGACTTGATTGTCAAGTTCGATCTGTGGTACAACAGCCTTGATCTTGGCGGAAAGGCAGTACATGCCCTGGGCCACGCATTTGATAATCTCCGTGAAGTGGTTATCTTCATGCGAAATCTCATCGGCTCGTTCGCCTCTGGTATATACTACACGCTCTATGTACCAGTGGTTATGCTCAGAGGGGCATTCGAGAGACTCGGCAAAGCCATCAAGGGAGTATTCTCCAAGTCACTCCATGCAGTGACTGATCCGCTCAAGGCCCTGGTCGAGCAGTCGCAGACCGCGAAGGCTGTTATCGGGGCTCTCGGCTCCTTCTTCGGACTGTTCTCCGGATCCGCTGAGGGTATGGGATCTGCCCTGGAGAAGGTTCAGGCGTTCTTCGACTCGCTTCCCGATAAGGCCGAGGCCTTCGGAGAGAAGATTGCGAACAAGCTGGTTCCCGGTGTAGACGCCTTCACCGAGAAGGTCTTGAAGGCGTCGGACAAGGTCAACGAGTTCGGCGACAAGCTCGCCGAGAAGATCTCCAACCACATGCCCGCGGTTGTCGGCTGGTTCTCCGAGGCCAAGACGAGCGTCCATGATCTCGGCACAGAGATGATGGAGACCCAGGGCGTCTCCAGCAAGTGGGAGCTGCTGAAGAGCTTCAAGCTCCCCAGCTTCAGCTTCGATCTGCCCAAGTTCGACTTCGGCACGATGGGGGCGGAGATCAAGGCGGCATTCGCGTCCTTCAAGGACATGGATACGTCCAATCTCACGGCGTTCTTCCAGGACCTCGGCGGCAGGCTCAAGACCTTCGTCGATCATATCAAGGCCGCTATCGGTCCGATCGGCGAGTTCTGGACCGCGCTCGATCTCGGGGGGCGAGTGTCTCGGGGATGGGAGAACTTCAAGAACGCCTATGGTGGTATTCCGGAGCTCGTCGTCAAGGGCCTCAAGGCCGTTGGTGGAGCACTGGTTACCGTCATCAAGGGGTTCGCGGAGTTCTCCAACGCGGTCAAGGAGGGCTGGGCCTCTCTCAAGGAGAACTTCCAGTTCGACTTCACCGAGCAGAAGATCCGCAGCCTTGGAACGCTTCTTGCCGGTGGTGGTATCGTCGCAGGCATCCTGATGATCAAGAAGAGGGCGCAGGAGATGGCGCCCATGCTCGACGTCATCAAGGAGCAGATCGAGAAGTTCGGAAATGTCTTCTCGTCACTGTCACAGAACCTCGAGGCTCATGCCAAGAAGACGATCGCTGAGTCGGTGCTCATCTACGCCGCCTCGCTTCTTGTCCTTGTTGCGGCCATGTGGATCCTGGCTCAGATTCCCGCCGACAAGCTGCTGGTCACCACAGTGGCTCTTGCCGCGGTATTCGCCATGATCACCTCCGCCACGAAGAGCATGGGTGAGAATCTCAAGGACACGAAGGACTACCTGGTCGGAGCTGCGTCGCTTGTCCTGGTGAGCTTCGCACTGAGTACCGCAGCAGGCGCGCTTGCCAAGCTCGGGGACCTGTCCTGGGGCGACATCATCAAGGGCACTGCTGCGTTGTTCGCCGTAATGCGAATGACTACGACGATGTTCGGGGAGCTGTCGAAGCAGAAGGGCGAGGTCACAGTCGGTCTCGGCACGATGATCGGGATCTCGGTCGGTCTGTCCCTTATCTCCATCGCTGTTCGCATCCTCGGGTCGATGCCGACGAAGGTACTCATTCAGGGCCTGTTCGCGATGGGCGTCATCATGACGCTCATAACTATGTATGCACTGATGGGCGCTCGGAACGTGACGCCGTCGTCTGCACTGCTCTTCCTGTCGGTCGCGATGTCACTCAGACTCGTCGCTAAGACTATTGCAGACTTCGCCAGTATGTCCTGGGGCGAGTATCTGTCCGGAGTCCTCAAAATGGCGGTGGTTCTCGCACTACTGGTGGCGGCTCTGCTCCCGTTCAACAACTATGTCAACATCGGAGCGGCACAGACGCTGATCGCGCTCGTCGCCTCGGTCGCGGTTGCTGCTGGTATCATCGCCATGTTCGCGGCCATGAGCTGGGGGACCTATCTCGAGGGCGCTATCAAGATGGCTGCGACCCTGGCCATCCTCATCGCCGCTGCGAAGTCGGCGGAGGGGGACATAGAGGGCGCGGCTTCGATATTCCTTCTCGCCGCCGCAATGCGAATGCTGATCGGTCCTATCGAGCGCCTCGCGGCAATCCCCGTCAAAGCGCTTGGCATTGCTCTTGCCGCGATGGGAATCGCCTTGTGGATACTCATCAAGGCCGCAGCAGCAGCACAGAACTATGCTGTTGGTCTGTGGACTCTTGGTGGGGCCATGGCACTCATCGGCGCATCTGCCGCACTGGCGGGTCTAGGCATGACTCTGTTCGCCGGAGGCCTCACAACCCTCGCCGCCTCTGGGGGTGCGGGTATCGCGGTCCTGGCGAAGCTGATCGAGCTCATACCGACACTGGGAACTGCACTTGCCCAAGCGGTCATCAACATCCTGGCGGTACTCGCCGAGAATGGCGATATCATTCGGAATGCTCTTGCAGCACTCCTTATCGCCGCTCTCGGGGCCATCTATGATGCGCTTCCTCAGGCCACGCAGACACTGGTTGCACTGATCGACGCTCTCTGTACCGTTCTGGTCCTGTCGATTCCGAGGATGACCACGGCGTTCCTGGACATTCTCATCGCCTGCATGCAGACGATCACGGATCACACGCCAGAGCTTGCCCAGAAGGCGTCGGACATGATCATCGCGTTCCTCAAGGCCATTGAGGATCACGCGCCGGATGTCATTGCGCAGGCCACCAGCACCATGCAGACCCTTGCACAGGCATTCACGGACAACCTGCCCACGATGATCCAGACGGCGTTCGACGTGGCCATATCGTTCCTGAACGGGTTCGCGGACGCCATCCGCAACAACTCTCAGACGGTTGGAGATGCTGTCGGTAACGTTGTCGATGCCCTGATCGTCGGCTTCGAGCGCTTCGCCTCGGGATTCGGGTCCCGCATAGGTCCGACCGTAAGGAGCATGGGTCATGCGATCATCAACGGTCTCAAGGCCGGGGCACGAGCTGCGGCGCAGGGTCTGGTGAACACGGTCAAGAGCGTTTGCAGGAATGCCATCGAGGCGGCCAAGCGACTCCTCGGAATCGCGTCTCCGTCGAAGGTGTTCCGTGAGATTGGCGACTACACGATTCAGGGATTCGCAGTTGGTATTGCCCGAAACCAGAACGCCATTCGTGCTACCGCCAACTCCGCGCAGGCCGTGAGTGACACCTTCGCCAAGGGGCTCACGCTCAAGGATGCCATCAATGACCAGTTGTCGGATCTTGAGGACCCGACCATTCGACCGGTTGTCGACCTGTCCGAGGTCGATGACGCGTCTAAGGCGATCTCGGATCTGGGGACCTCTGTCCCGACATCGCTCGGCATGGCTAACGCAGTCGCAGCGAACCAGGAACCGGCGAAGCCTCAAAATGATGATAAATCTCCTAGAGGGGATGTCATCTTCAACCAGTACAACACCTCGCCGAAGGCACTGTCCGAGGCGGAGATCTACCGTCAGACGAGGAGTCAGCTGGTCGGTCTTCGAGAGGAGATATTCAAGCTGTGATACGATCTATCGAGCTTATTCCCGCGGACCGAGAGGGTCTGTTGCTGGAGCTCGACAAACCAGAGGATACTGGAATTGTCGTTAAGTCTGTCGACGGACTCGGTCCCGCGAAGGCTACGATCAATACCACGGCACTGTCTCTGACGGACTCGGCGATGTTCAACGGCAGCAGGGGGGGCATGAGAAACATCACGCTCACCCCGCTGCCCCTCGCCGTTCCCAAGGGGGAGCGCCCCCCGCATCGGGGCTACACACTT